TCGGTTTTGCTTCTTTTGGCGAGTCAAAAGAAGTTTGATAAAAAAAAGGCAAGGGTAGTTAACCCTCGCCTAGTATTGTTATTTAGAAGAAACAAGTTTTAAGTTAGCTTTCATTTCAGCTTTGACTGTATCTTCTCTTTGTTTCTTAGATATTTTAGGTGTATCAGGTTTGCCACTTAACGAATCTTTATATTCTGCAAACCATTCTTGACCATAATCCTTGAAGCCTTTTTTGTTAACCATGTTGTTATTGTTCCAAGGTATACCTGCAAGAACATTATGTATTTGAACAAACAAGTCGTAGAAGAAAAGAGCATTCTCCATTGATGCTTCTGCAGTAGCTAAACTTTTTTCTAAGTTTTCTGTATCTGCATTATTTGGATTGTTTGTTTTCTCAGTATGAATCTTCATCTCTGTATTATCAATATACTCTTGCTTGTTACAAATTGACCAAGCTATCTGAGATACGATACCTCCAAGAAAGTATCTGACATCTCTATTGTAATAAAGATTCTCTGCACCTGATGCTTTGTTAATTTTGTTATCAGGTGTATCTAATTGTTGAGTGTTAAAGTTATCAACAATAGTTTGTAGTATGCTATAAATAGCTTCGTTAGTATTAGACATAATTATCTCCTTTGTTGTCTAGTTATTTTATTAATAAGAAAAAGATATAAGAATAATCCTCTTCTTAATTCTGTACGCCAATAAATGTTTAACACAGTCAATAGCATTACATTTAGCGCTTCGCACTCTATCGGTGCGTTAGCAAATGTCTGGGAAAAAAACTCTATCGGTTTTTTTGTCTAATGCTATTGGCTTTGTGTGCTGACCTTATCGAACACTTACATACTAGGCGATACACAACTACATCAGCAGTCACTAATCGCCTAGAATGTTTTAGTGTGAGTGGGAAGTAAATATTTGTTAGAATCACGCTAGTATATCGCCTATCAGATATACTAGCGTATAATCTTGAAGAAGAGGATTATGATTATATATTAGTCGCATTGTTGCGACACAAATAGCCTTTGTTTACTTTAGCAAAGTAAATTGAGCAAGGAAGCAACGGCTTATATAATCTTTGAATATACCAAGATAAAAAAATAAACGTAGCGTAAGGAAGATGTGAGTCTGACTGAAGAGTAGTTTATTTTGAAAAGATTATATAAACGGACTGGACTGTGAATAGTTTTGGTTCAGCTTTTTTAAAAGGTGATCGTTTGCTACTTGGCGATCCAAGTAGTGCCACTATATTTGTAGCTATTATACAGTTTAGAATGCCATGCAGACCGAAGAAATGCAAGAGGGGAAGAGGTTGGGCAGCTATCCGTTGCACAGTTTCGCCTACCAGAAACTGATGCCTTAGGTTGCTGGGGAACTCTTGCATTTCTGAATCGGCATGGCATGGGTGGTTCAAGAGTAGTGTGAGTAAGGGTTTGATAAATGCCCTTGACAAGCATTTCTGTTGTCGTTTAAAAAGAGGGGGTAAGGGGGTGTTATCGTGTTGGATAAGATAAGAATGACTAAACGACAAAGGCTGTTAGTTGATACGTATGTAGCAAATGGTTGTAGTATAAAAGAAGCAAGTATTATTGCAGGTTACTCAAGTGGTGAATCAGGAAGAGTGACAGCCAGTAAGACTTTGAGGTTGCCACATATACAAGAGTATATGCAACAAAGGATTAGAGAAACAATTGGATTGAATGCTACGAAAGCCTCTCATAAGATGTTAGAGCTAAGTCAATCAGCTAAAAGTGAGTATGTCCAACTTGAAGCCAGTAAAGATATACTAGACAGAGCAGGATATAAACCTATAGAGAAGTCCATGAGTTTAGTTAGTGGCAACATACAAGTAAGTATAGATTTGACATGACTGTCTGCTTAGGTTTATGCTGTGTGTATAGAGTAAAGACAATAGGGGTGGGGGGTAAAAAGTTGCATAGTACACTACAACAACCACCCTTACAAACAATAATATTCAAAAAGGCTCGTAATGGCTAAGACACCTGCATGGCAAAGAAAAGAAGGCAAGAATCCTAAAGGTGGGTTAAATGCTAAGGGTCGTGCCTCATATAAAGGTGGCACATTAAAGCCTCCAGTAAAATCAGGAGATAATCCTAGACGAGCAAGTTTCTTAGCTCGAATGGGCAACATGAAAGGACCAGAGAGAGATGCTAAAGGAAAACCTACTCGTTTATTACTATCGCTTCGTGCATGGGGTGCTTCGTCTAAAGCAGATGCTAGAGCAAAAGCTAGAGCTATTAGTAAACGAAATAAAGCCAAAAAGAAGTCTAAAGGATAAACTTAACCAACTAGAAAAGGAGAGAGCAATGCCATATCATACTATGAAAAAAGGTGCAGCTAAAAAGAAAACAAACGGAGGTCTTACTAAGAAACAGAAGACACTTCCTGCAAGTCTGCAGAAAAAAATTATGGCTTCTAAAAAGAAAAAAATGAAGTAATGGCAAAGTCACGAGTCAATGAGGCAGGTAACTATACCAAGCCAACAATGAGAAAGGCTTTATTCCAAAGGATAAAAGCAGGAACTAAAGGTGGCAAAGCAGGTCAATGGTCTGCAAGAAAAGCACAAATGTTGGCTAAACAATACAAAGCAAGAGGTGGAGGAT